AGATAAGCAAAAGAAACCCATAGGCAGACCGCGCATCGAGCTTGATCCAAAGCAAGCCAAAATATTTGGCTACTTTCGCGCTACATATCAAACGATGGCAGAGCAGATAGGATGCTCTCATGATACAATTCAGCGAGAAATGGACAGGGAAAACTCCGATTTTGCGTCTGAATATAAAAAGGGCTTTGCCGCGATGAAAATGAAACTGTCCGAAGCGCAAGTCAAAACGGCAATCGATGAGCATAATCCTACACTTTTAGTTTGGCTTGGCAAGCAGTATCTTGGGCAGAAAGATGTTCCGGATGCGCCGCAAGACCACAACAAACCCGAAATATAC